GCCGGGAGCAAGGTGCTGACCGCGAAGCAGCGGAGAGAACTGGAAGCCTGGAACGAAGCCTATCCCCACATGAAGATGACCGAAAAAGAATTCCGACAGTGGAGCGGATCGTGAAAGGAGAATGAAAAATGCCTTATGTAGGCGCTATTTACAACGATTGGAAAGCAGATCTCTTTCCTTACATCGGCAAAGCCTTTGATGTGGCTTATGCCAACCGACTGAACAAGTTTGCCCCCATTGTGGGCGAGATCAACACCAACAGCGTGAGCTACGAGCTGACCGGCGGCGGTGGCTACGGTGAGCCCCAGGTTTACGACGGTGAGAACCTAAACCGCAGCAGCCTGATGCGTGCATTCAAGACCACCATCGTGCCTGTGGAGTACCAGGACAGCGTGATCCTGGGCCACAAGGAGGTCAAGATCGACAAGTTCGGCGAGACCAAGAAGGCCGGTACCCGACTGGGCAACGCCATGGGCATGAAGGTGTTCCTGGAAGTGCTGCGTATGTTCGGCCACGCCTTTGACAGCGGCTATCTGGGCGGCGACGACAAGCCCTGGGCTGCTGCCGACCACCCTGTGGCCGCCAAGAGCAGCGATGGCCGCAAGTTCGTTGCTGACCCCGACGCCGGTACTTACAGCAACCTGATCACCGATGCACTGAGCATCAGCGCCATCACCAAGGCCCAGAGCGCCGCCGGCCGGTTTGTGACCCCCGACGGTCTGCCCTTCCTGGCCGACTACAACGTGCTGCTGGTGAGCCCCGAGCTGGAGGCCGAGGCCAAGAAGATCTGCGGCGAGAATGCCAAGCTGACTCCCAACCAGAGCGAGAACGTGAACCCCGCCCAGGATATGCAGTATATCGTGGTGGGCGGCGGCAAGGATGGCTTTACCGCCAATCAGTGGGCCATCTGCGACAAGGCTCTGATGAAAGAGCTGGTAAACATCGTTTACATCACCCGACCCACGGTGATGGAGAACAAGCTGGACAACCCCCTCCAGGCTCAGTTCCTGAGTTACGCAGACTTTGCCTGTGGCTGGGGCGACGCCCGGCAGATCATCTTCTCCACCGGCGCGGGTGCCTGATATGGCACTGCGTATCGATAAGGTTGATACGCTGTCTACGGGAAAAAGCAAGGATGTTCCGGTGGGATGCCGCCGGTTCATCCTTTGCAATTCCGGGGAGGAGACGGTGTACTTCCGTCCGGCGGACGGGAAGAAGGCGACAGCGGCCAATGGCTTCCCCCTGAAGCCGGGGGAGAAAACGGAGGTAATGATAGCGGACGAGCTGAGTTTGTTCTCCGAGGACAAGGGAGAAGTTCGGATGCTGTACGTCCGGGAGGAGTGAGCCGATGGAGCACATGGACGTTAACTGCGTAGACCAGGTGAAGCTGCTGGCAGAGACGGAAGCCCGGAGCAAGAGCAACACCCACCGGCTGGACAAGCTGGAGGAGCGGGTGAGTGAGCAGGGCGAACTGATCCAGTCGGTGAAGCTGCTGGCGCAGGAACAGGAGCACATCAAATCGGATGTGTCGGAAATCAAGGCCGATGTGAAATCCATTGCAGACAAGCCCAAGAAACGATGGGAAGCCATCGGGGATAAGCTGCTGTGGCTGGTGATCGGCGGTGTGGCGGCCTGGGTGATGAGTCAGATCGGGCTGCCGGTTTGAAAGGAGGAAACGTATGGACATTTGGATCAATGCGATCGCGGAGATCGTGACGGTGCTGGTGACTACGGCCATCGGCGTGGCCGGTGCGTGGCTGCTGGCGAAGATGGCCAAGTACCAGGAAGTGGCCACGGTAAGAAAGGCCACGGAGGAAGTGATCATCCTGGCGCAGCAGACAGTTGGTGAGCTGATGCAGACCATTGTGGCAGACGTTAAGGCTGCCAGAGAGGACGGCAAGCTGACGCAGACGGAGATCGAGGCCCTGGGCCAGACGCTGCTTGTGAAAGTTACGGAGAAAATGAGTGAGCCCACCCGGAAGGTGCTGGAAGCGGCGGCGGTGGACATTACGGCTCTGATTCGCGGCGCTGGCGAAGAATATATTGCTACATTGAAAACGAACCCCATCCCTGTAATTTTGCCTGAGATCAAACAGGAGTGACGATATGAAGAGAGACGATGCGGTAGAACTGGCGCTGCAAATGGCCAACGATCCGGTGCATGGGTATGACCAGACCCACCGGTGGGGGCCGGACTACGATTGCAGCAGCTTTTTGAGTTATGTATGGCAGAAGGTAGGCGTACCCGTGCGGGACAAGGGCGCGACCTACACCGGCAATATGTACCCGGCGTTTACGGCGGCTGGCTTCCGGAACGTGACAGGCAGCATCAATCTCAAAACGGGAGCGGGCCTCCAAAGCGGGGACGTGCTGCTGAACACAGTGCACCACACGGCCATGTACATCGGAAACGGGCGGGTGGTACAAGCCAGCGGAAACGAAAAGGGCGGGATCACCGGTGGCCAGACAGGCGACCAGACAGGCCGGGAGATCGCCACGGGAACCTACTACAACTACCCATGGGACTACGTGCTGCGCTACGGAGAGACTGGCCCGGAAGAAACAGCGGACACATACACCGTGCAATACGGGGACACCCTGTGGGGGATTGCAGATAAGCTGCTCGGAGACGGGCTGCTGTATGGAGAACTGATGGAAGCCAACGGGCTGAAGCACGATCTTCTCACTGTGGGGATGGTGTTGCGTCTGCCGAAGAAAAAAGAGACTGCGACCGTGGAGACGGCGTGGATCTCGCTGCGGCTGCCGGTTTTGAAGAGAGGCGATGTGGGACACAGCGTGGCCGCCCTGCAAACGCTGCTGACCGCAAACGCCATTGCGCTGAAGGAGTACGGCACGGATGGAGAGTTCGGGCCGGAGACGGAGGCGGGGGTGCTGCTGTATCAGAAACAGCAGGGCCTTGTGGAAAACGGAACCGCCGACGGAAGAGTGTGGAAAACACTGCTGGGCGGGAATTGAATCAAAGGGGCGGGAAACCGCCCCTTTTGTGATTGGAGTGAGAACATGACATTTGGCGAAGGGAAAAACAAAGTCTATATGCTACTGGACGAACACAGCGCCGGGGGCACGGTAGACCATGACGAGGATATTGAGCTGAAGATGGCGGGGTTCTTTGACATCTGCCAGAAGAACCTGGCCCAGGTGCGAAGAATCGTGAAAACCGAAACCATCCAGCGGGAGAAGGGCAAAACCCTGTATGAGATGCCGAAAAACTTCTCCACCCTGCGGCGGATCTGGCGCAATGGGGAAGTGGCCACCCGGCGGTACAAATGGATGGCGGGGAAGCTGATCATCCCGGAGAGCGAGAGCGGGGAGGTCACAGTGGAATATTACGCGATGCCCAAGACCATCGACAGCCAGACCAAGGACACGGAAGAGTTTGAGATCGCAGATGATGCCGCCCAGTGTATGCCGTTTTTTGTGGCAGCGCAGCAGCTGGCGGTGGATCTGGTGGTGGACACCGGCGTGCTGCTGAATCTATACGACCGGATGGTGATGAATCTGCCCCGTGGGATCCCCGGCGAGAGCGGGGGCGGAATGCGGCAGACCTTCTACAGGGGGTAAGCGATGGGCGCGAAGGCAAGCATTGAGACAACGGTATACGCCACCTTCCGGGGGGCGGACTTCTCCACGGATCCATCCCTGGTGGAGCGGTACCGGAGCCCCTTGTGCACCAACATCATAGCCGACGCGGGCGGGATGCCCGAAAAGCGGCGAGGCTGGCGCACCATCCACCAACTGAACGGGAAAGTGCACGGGCTGTTCTACGGAGTATTTACCCAGCAGTGGAAAACCCTGGTACACGCGGGGACGACCCTGTATGAGTGGAGCGACGAAAAGGCTCCTGTGGTGCTGCTGGAGGGGCTGCCGGAGCACCGGAGCCGGGGAGTGAGCCTGGGCGGCAAGCTGTGGATCGTGACGGGAGCGGGCTTTCTGGTGTACGACGGGGAGACGGCCCAGTGGGTGCGGGAGAGCGAAGCCTACATCCCCACCACGGTGATCACCCGGCTACCCACCGGCGGCGGGGACAGCTACGAGGACGTCAACATGATGACGCCCTACCGGAAAAACGCATTCCAAACGGACGGTGAGGCCAAGGAGTTTCTGCTGGACAGCACGGTGGACGCAGAAGGCACGGTGCGGGTGTGGGTATGGGACGAGGAACTGGCCGCCGGGGAATTCACCGTTGACCGAGAAAACGGCAAAGTGACGCTGACGGAGGCCCCCACAAAACCGGCGGCGGGACAGGCGGACGGACTGGTGATCCAGTTTCCCCACACGGTGGAGGGCTACACAGACCGGATCGACAAGTGCACCATCATCACCACCTACGGCGTGGGCACGGATGACCGGATCGTGGTGAGCGGGAATCCGGAGATGGCCAACATCGACTGGATCAGCGGATTGAATGACCCAAGTTACATTCCGGATCTGAGCTATTCCAATGTAGGAACCGAGGGCGTGGCCATTATGGGCTACTGCCGGGTGGGATCCTACCTGGGCATTGTGAAAGAGGACAACGGCCAGGACACCACCATCTATCTGCGATCGGCGGAAGTGAACGAGGCCGGGGAGGCCATTTTCACCCTGCGTCAGGCCATGGCCGGTGTGGGCGCGGTGAGCAAGGGCAGCTTTGTGACGCTGCTGGATGATCCGCTGTTTCTGACCCGGACGGGGGTTTATGCACTGAGCGTGACCAATGTAAGCGGGGAGCGGGTAACGCAAAACCGCAGCTTTTACGTCAATCCAAGGCTGACGGCGGAAGACCGGATGGGCGAGGCCGAGGCAGTGGAGTGGAACGGGCAGTATCTGCTGAGTTTCCCCAACGGCCACGTATATGTGATGGATGGCCGGCAGAAAAAGAGCTACCGGAGCGCGGCACTGGGTGACTTTGTGTACGAGTGCTACTACTGGGAGAACATCCCGGCGGTGTGCTGGCTGCCGATCAAGAGCGGGGACGTGGAAATGCTGTACTTTGGCACGGAGGACGGCAGGATCTGCAAGATCAACTCCGACATTGAGACCATGGAGCGGTTCAGCGACGACGGAGCGCCCATCGACACGGTGTGGGCCACCAAGTACGACGATGATGGATCACCGTCCCGGCTGAAAACCATCCAGAAGCGGGGCTGCTGCGTGACCATCAAGCCCTACAGCCGGAGCAGCGCCACGGTGTACTTCCGCAGCGACAAGACCGGCGGCACGGAAATGCGGGTGAGCCAGAGTACCATGGATATTTTCGATTGGGCGGACATCGATTTTGAGCGGTTCACCTTCAACACCGACGACAGCCCGGATGAAGTGTTCTTCAATCGGAAGTTAAAGAACTACAAACGGTTGCAGATCATCATCCGCAACAACGAATTAAACGAAGGATTTGGGGTGTTCCAGATTACAAAGCATTTTGTGGTGGGCAACTTTGCCAAGAACACCGGCACCGGCAGCCATAAGCGCAACGACGTGGCCACGGAGGAAGAAGTGAGAGCCGCCGCTATGGCAGCGTTTGATGAAGCGTTTGGCGACGAGGAAGAGAAGGCCACATAAGGAGGAAGAATGGAAAAATTTGTGATGCTGATCCACTTGCAGTCGGCGCTGAGTGCTTTGCTGACGAGGCTGCGGAACTGGATCGAGCGGCAGCAGTTTATGCGAGGGCCGGCAGCGGATGGAGAACCGGGGCAAGTGCTGGCGACAAACGGTGAAGGAGAGAAGATCTGGACAACGGTGGAGGCATCCGGCGCGGCGGCTGCGGCGGAAAAAGCTGCGAACGAATACACTGACCGAAAAATCGAGGAAATTCCTGTGCCGGATGTAACAGAGCAAATAGAACAGGCTCTTGCGGAAGCCAAAGAAAGCGGCGAATTCGACGGCGCTCCCGGTTACACCCCGG